CGGCAGGACCAAGGGTTGGGTCTTCCGTGTTCATGACAATTATTTTATCCCCACTGTAACCAACAACGACAAAAATTCTTAGGTTTAAAGCCAAGAGCCAGAGCTTAGTTCCAATTGGGAAGGCGCTTGATATAGTATCTTCATTAGATACCATTGGAAAAGCCCCTGATGCCTCGTAGTATATATCTAACTCTGTTGACTCTTTTGGTTCTGTTTCCCAAATAGCTGGGTTTTCCGATAACACTTCTGTTGGCTGTATTTCACTCACGAACTCCAACGTATATCCAACCGCGCAAATCGCACCATATGGATTATCACCACTCTTCCTAGATATAGTATTGATATTAAATTCAGAATTATCGCTATAACCATTCATACCAACTTGCTTAAAGGTCAATGTACCCCCTATGATTGGTGGCCCAACATTGTTATTTGTTCCCGTTCCACCTAAATCATTATGATCATTTTGCACAAGTGGTTGTGAGTAACCACCAAGTAACAACTCAAAATGACCAGCAGGCAGTTTGTTTATTTCCCTAACACACCAAGTAACGCTACTAGGAGTATAAGTGCCACCAGCTCTATCAAAACTAGTCAAAGCCATACCCTCATGCAGAGTTACATTAACGTTATTAACAGCCACTGTTATGCCCTGAACGTATACCTTTAAATCCATGGCACTAGGCCCACTGCAAACCGGACCTGTAGCGGTAGCACCACTAGCGCCACCCTCTCCGACACAATCCAACTCCAATGTTTCCCCATTGATTATAACTCCGGGATCCATAGGATTCCACTCTAGAGCGGGTTTAATGCTATTGATCTTATAATTTTTAGTTAAATTAAAGCTCAACCCCTCAGCCATGCTACGTAAGTCTCCGTTGGCCTGATGAGAATTCTCACTCCTGAAAGAAGACAAATCATCGTTATTGACAAGTGGTCCAATCATAGGTGTTAGAGTTGGTCCATCACTATGCCTCATTATGTTACCACCCGCAACAGTTCCGTCGATGGTATATGGCATCCTATCTTTATCTTTATCCTCTTTCCATCTGAACTGAAAACCAGTATTTATATTCCTCACAAAACTAGTGGTTAAAGTATCTACGTACCTTGGGTTTGAGTTAGCTAAATTAGTATCCCAATTCCCAACATTCCAAAAACCATCAATATCACTCACTCCATCCCAGTCCTTTGATGTTATACCACCAAACCCAAGCCTCATATTCCACTTGTTGTTGATAGTTGAGTTTTGTATTCCTAAATTAATTGAACCTGGGTAAGCTCCATTTTGGCTGTTCCACTCAAGCTTTGCAATAGAAGTATTTGGAGTACCCTCAAATGGACCAGCATCTATAAACCAAACCTCCGTGTCCCTAGCAGCCGCTTCATCTGATTTATATCCAAACCTATTTTCCCTGTACGCGGACTCATTAGATAAAGGTAATCCAGGTGCTTTTTGCCACATAGATGTTGTGCCTTTGCTACCTTGGTCAATCCATCCAAATGCTCTTTTAGTGGTTTGTGTAGGGTTAGCGTGGTACCCAAACTCCTCGTTCCATTCTGGCACGTCCCGCCAATACAACCCCTTGTACCCGACATGGGTTGAATTATCAACATTTACACCACTGCTAGTTCCCCCCTTTTTTAAATGTACTAAAGCTCTAACATCAAGTGTGTTATTAAGCACGTCAACTACTTGTGATGGCTGTATGAGCCCTATACCTAAATTTGGTAACATCGCAACTTGTGAGGCACCATAATCTTCATTTACTGAGGCTGATCCGTTTATTGTATATTCTTTCTCCCTATATCTCCTAAAATACAATGCGTTAGCCGAAAACTCATCAACAGCATAGTAGCCATATTGCTTCTGCCCGTGAGCTTGGTTATTATCATCTTGTGGACGCCAAGAAGTGTATATATTACTACGCGTTTCTCCGCGCGTTCTAGTTAGAAAGCGAGTTAAATCAGATGTGTGTTTAGCTACTAGATTGGAATCCATAGAGTACACTTTTTTAGAACCAGTAACCCTCATTCCCCCACCAACCGTGGTTGTCTCTATATTATTCCTGAAGACCTCATCAAAATAAATCTTGACAAAAAATCTACCGTCGAATCTATCTAGATTCTCGGTTTTATATCTATATATATTAACAGTCGCACCAGCTTCAATCATACTAGGAGCAGCCCCAGTGCTGTCATCTGATATGAAATTAACATCCGCTCCCAACTGTTCGTCAAGCTCTATACTAATCACATCAGTTGTGCTCATCGGGGCAGTAGTGTCTACCCATGAATTAGTAGCGGAATTTATCTTGTATCTAGCGGAGATCTCATCCGTTCCAAGTTTGGAAAATTCAATCCACAATTCGTCTTCGGTTATAGCTATATCTTGTCCAGACGTACCGTGGAACGCAGGGTAGTTCATTTTAAAACTTTTCACCCCCACAAATGGCGCATCCTGGGTATTAAATATATTCGTTTGTTGAGTACTAGTCGAATGGTTCTTGGAAAATGTCTTTCTTTTTGTAGTCTTTATAAAGTCAGGAGCCTCATTTTCAATAGCTAGTACTTTATATCTAGCAGCTTCTGTAACTAAAGTATCTTGATCTGATCCTTTTTTTAAGATTAGAAACGTATCAATGTCTATTTTGTTCCTATCACTTGACGGGAATGCTAGCCAAATATTACCATCACCCGCGCTGTACCAGCGATCCATAGCCATGTTATAGTATTCAGAGCTCGTTTCTTTAACAAAAAACTTAAAATGAGTGAGTGCTTGTGGGTAGTCGTCAGAATTAAACTGCACGTCAAACCTATTAGCTTGAGCCGCTTCTTTCTTTTCGACCCGAGTTGTAGTTGTAGTATTGGATAGTACAGGTGTCTCCCTACCATACTCATCTAAAAACACTACGCCAAGTTGGTATTCTCTTAGCGATTTAATTGATTTAAAAGTACTAGTAGTCACATTGGTACTTGGATCTAAAAGATTAATAACACTGAGTAGTTCGTTAGAAACACCAACGCTGAAATTAGGTATATATTTCTTACCCCCTTTGGATATTAAATCGTAGTTTTGAGTATAATTAGCGTAAACTATCCTATTCCCTGTTATGTCTTGTGCTAAAGCTTTTTTAGGTACGTTATCCCACGGTCTTAACAATTGATTAGATGGTACTATGTTACTAACGACCTCTCTCTCAATAACAAAAGAACTCTGTGGTAGACTGGGGTTAAGACTAGAGGAAATCATGCTATCCCATAAATTATTACCTACAGAACTATAGTCGTCTGGCCTAATGGTGTCTACGACATATATACTTGGTGACGCATCGTCTTTAAACAAAATATCTACAGCCACGACATCACTTGGAGTGTCTTTTGTTATAATGTTAAGTAACTCCACTTTACTTAACTTATTTGTCATTCCTATATTATAACCTTTTCTAGGGTGATAATCAAATGACCCAGGTGAAAATGCTACCTGTGTGAAGGGCGCAAAAGTAGAATATTCTCCATCTTCAAATTTATATCTATAAGAAAATCTAGGAAACTTAAATTCAAACAACTTCTCTGTTTCATCAAACAAATCCACAACGTATCTTCTTGTATCGTTTGGCTCTGCTTGTTCTGGAAAACCATCGAGAGTTGTTATTTTTATCTTCAATATCCCATTAGCGTGGGCTTCAGTCACTACTCCCTTCATAACGAAATCAGTCAAGGGCAATCCAGGCGCAGTATCATCTTCGTCATAAGCCTGTAAGACAACTTTTGTATTTAAAGGTAAACTAGATAAAGCAGTTGAAGTGCCAAACCACCCAGTTAATCCGGTTATTAGCGAGGTGGAGAGATCAACGTCATTACCCGCTCCATCCAACCCCTTATTTATCTTTAAAAAGAATTCATTACTACCCTCTTCTGTTGAAACCGTTGAAAAATCATTCCAATCCCAACTTACACCCCAATTTGGAAAATCATTATCAACATGATTGACATCTTGAGAAGAAGATATATCTATAACAGCTGTATATATTTTACCTAACTCCCTAGAGGTGTGAAGTTTAATGTCAGGGGCTATTTGTGGTCCTTTTTTTATAACAGTTATATGTTTTTCTTTCATCTCTGAAAGAGCCCCTGTCGAAGTGTTTAGAAGTCGAGTTTGGTTGTCTAGTAAAGTACCATCAATACAGCGTTGTATATTTATCTTCCTAGGTTCATTGATATTATCCGTCCAGAATAACATACCATCAATAACATTTATACCAGTAACCACCATGTTAGGCGTGAACTTTAAAACATTCTTTTTATAATCAATAAGTACAAGTTTGTGATTAACCCCATTATATGAAAATATATAATCAGCTAACGGCGACCACACTAAATAGTACATAGTGTTAATTTTTTCATCAGAAACAGCGCCAACAACAATAGCGTCTCCAGTCAGGGCTGCTTTTTCTCTTAAAATGCCCTTCAAGCTTCTCAACTCATTACCTAAAATATTCTGAGCCGTACCAACATCAGATCCCTCCGAAGTAGCTACCTGTACGTTCATTGCATCTCTATATTCTCCATTAGGAACAAGTCTCTCGTCGAGATCCTTATTCATCTTCCCCTTCATGAAATTATGCTTGATTTCTGGCATGTACTAGTGTTTTATTTGTTTCGATTTACCTCTTAAAATTTGAGTGAGTTCTTCTAATTTAAGATTTGATAATCTTAGTTTAGCGGTTCTAATTGCAGCGAATCTCTCTTTTTTAAACCTAAGAACTTGGTATTCTGGGACGTTAGCTTTCCCAGCTAAAATAGCATGTGATATCCACTTATACATTGCTTCTTCAGCAAACTTATGAACTTGCATCTCTCCATCCGTACCAAGACTATCGCTTATGTAATCTAAGATCACAGTTTTCCCAGAGATATTAGAACTAAAATGGATTTTACCAGACTGATTGTCTAAGTAAAACGATCCATTTGATTGGGCATGTTGAGGGTCAAGCCCATACCTACTACCGTCCAACGGCCAGTAAGTACCGTCTTGATAATCGTTTTGATTTTCAGTTGGAGTTCCAGATTTGTAATTAGACCAATTCGTAGAGTTTTCTCCCTCACCTACTCTCACCACTCTTATGTTATCGATCACTCCATCGAAAGTAGTATCATTCCATAGTTTAATGCTCCCCGTGTTATTTGATCCCTGTAACCATTCGACAGAGTGGGTACCAACTATAGTTTCGTTAATAAGATTAACATTGTTATCAGTGGGGTCAGAATTTAATGTGCTAGCAATAGTAGTGTGATTGGCTAGTATAAATTGTCCCCCAGTCGATGCAACAACGATGTCATACGTTATTTTATACGTTCTTCCCTCTATAATATCAGGGGCCACTATACTCATGTATCCTGCAGTAGTGTTACCTTGGACTACATCTTTATGCGTGTTAAGGTTACCCACAGCTGTAGTCACTACTACATCTCCAATAGTCCATGCCGCGGTATCCACAGTCCAACCCGTGTTGTTATTAAAATCACCATTAGCAATTAAGTTGGTAGAAGATATTAATCCACCATCTTGATCAAAAACATAATCATTATTGGAATCTTGACTTATAGGAAGTGGATTTGAAGTTTTGCTCGCTGGGTGGAGTAAGTGTTTTATTCCAGCGGAATCTACCCAACTAATCTTAGTGTAGTTAACATAGTCTCGTGGTAACACCATTTGGAGTGACGATGGGAGTGTAATTTCCTGTGATTTGCAGGATTTCAATGTATCGAATGATAGTTCAGCCAGAGCTCTTTGAGCATGGAAAGCTACATCCACTCTCTTTGCTTTAGGTATTATCTTATCTTCACCAACATAGACCAACATAAATTGATTTATAATATCTTTCAGGGAAACAAACTGATAGTTCCCTAAATCGTTTCCATCGTAATACTCTTGCGGAGTGTTGTTCAATAATCCCATTTATTTTTATTGTTTTTCTTGTTGAATTTGTGTTTGCTCTAAAGCTTGACCAACTTGAACTACTTCTTGTGCTTTTAAGTTTACGCCAGCAAGTTTCAGTATTTTATATACTAATTCAGTCTCTTCAGAAGAGTGGAGTTTAAAATCTACAGATATATTATCATTATATAAGGGTTTGTCGTTAATAACAACATATGCCCATTGAACGTTTGGCGGCCTCATAATATAATTAACACTCATGTCAGGGTGTAGCCCAGCTATAGCATTTGCTGGAGTAGCATCTAATGGATTTGGATTACCCGCGATACTAACCCTAATCCCAAGATTGGTCAACCTGGCTATAGGTCTCTCAAGTGTTGGAGATGTTAATGGTGATCGTATTGCTGCATTAAAATCTTTTCTATTTAACATTTCAACAGCGTGTGTACCAACTTCAAACTCCCCCATTCTATAGATTTCGTTCCAAGGGACGTCTAAAGAATCTCCACCCAAAGGCATGTTTGTATCCATCCAAGCATTATCACGGGTCACCTCAAACTCCCCAACTTTCTCATACAGGACTGTTAGCATATCAGAGTGTTCCTGTGTGTTACCCGCCACTCTATTAAATTGATTTATATCATAAAAATATTGTTCAAATATTTCCATTTGAGCGTGGTTAGCTAGTAAGTTAAATTCTTGAGGTGTTATGTAGCCTCTCTGCTCTTTGTTAGCTAAGACTAATACTCTCTGATATACTGTATCTATACTTACTGCCATAATTTCTTTTTAGTTTTGTAGTTTACGATCGCCCCGAAGAGCGACCGCATCTACAGTTAGATTAATTTAATCTTTTTTCAATATTGGAGTAAATCTCCATTCCTTCGTCAGTCTTAAACCAAGCAGCTAAAGCTGAATAAGGGTGCTCGTCAAATGGTACATTTACTAGTTTTCTATCATTAGAAGCCCAAGTAAATGTTCTTTGGTCAGACGATAGTTTTAATATACCCCTTTCAGTTGCCTTGATACCAAAGTTTCTAAGTACAACATTCTCATCATTTACTAACTCTAAGAACAAAGCTGGGTTTCTCTTAGCATATAATAGTAAATCTCTTTTGAGCTCCTTAGAACTCATGTTTGATACCTTAGATCCTATCTCGACACGCATAACAGCTTCCGCCATATCGATATCTAGATTTTGGGCGGCATTTAAAGCTGCGATTTCCATTTCTATAACTTCAACTTCATCAGCCGCTATAGCTTGAGGCTTATGTTCTACGAACAATCTACCCTTGTGAGGATGATATATCGATAGTAGTTTCTGTAAAACTGTTTTGTTTTTAGGAACGAATAAAGAACCATTTTTGAATATAATGTGTTCTAGCCTTTGGTCTCCTTTCATTTCATCAACAAATGAAGTTCTTTGGTTAGAGGTATGCTTCAACTCTCTTTCATACCCTAGCTCCTCATCAAAATAATGTATATTACTACCTCTTATTAGGTAGGTTAACGGGGATTTCCTCCCAGTTAAATAATACATTCTATCCTTGATTTCCCAAGCGTCTTTCTTTGGTTTTGGAATTTCCACAACCGGTTTTGTAATCTTTGGTTCCATAACTACAGTATCTTCAAAAAAGTCTGTAATTACTTCTTCCATTGTTTCGATTTGAGGTTCTACCTCAACTTTCTCTGTTTTTTTAGCTTTTTTAGCCATAATATAATATAATAATAATTAATAAAAATAAAAGGACCGAGGCCGAAGCCCCGGTTCTTTAAATATAAATAGTGCTTAGTTCATTAACATGAAATTGTTAGCACCTTGAGTAACTAAACATCTTTCTGATAAGTAATGTACTTGCATAGAATCAACACCAGAAGTTAAAGCTCCAACAGAACCAGTAACCCAAGTTTTTAATTTTCTACTTTCCATTTCAGAAGCTCTGTAACGTACGTGTAAGAAAGGACGTTTCATGTTCTTCCCTAATTGCTCGTCATAAACAGAAGATACACCAGCTGGAACGACAACACCTCTAATAGCGTTAACTGTATCGTTTAAACCACCTCTTGTTCCTTTGTCATTTAAGTATTTGAAATCAGACTTGTAGAAGTCGTAAGAACCTCTTCTGAAACCAGAGAAACCTAAGTTTAAAGCCATATCTTCAGAATTATCAAATACTCCGTAAGAAGTACCTCCAGCTCCGTAAGAATTCATAGAAGCTAACATGTCATCGATTGCTAGAGAAGTTCCTCTATCAACAAACATCATATTTTCTTCAATTGCTCCATTTTGATCGAATACCGCTAACATAGCATCAAACTCAGCTAAATCAGTCGCAGCATTAACACCAGTAACACCAGTAGTTTGGTGACCTCTAGTAGTAATAGCCTGGAATAAACCTTGCGTACCATCTTGTAAAGCACCACCATCAGTACCACCAATTGCACCAGCATCAGCATGAGCAGTCTCAGCCTCTAACATAGTCATTTCTAAATAATCAGAGAAACGAGCTCTAGTATCACCTTCAGCTTTTAAGTACCATAAGAATCCGTTTTGTCCTTCTTCACCTGAAACTTCAACCCATCCAATAGAAGTTGCATCAGATCCAGAAACCTCATAGTAATCTCTCATAATCAAATGCTTATTAGAGTGAGATTTGAATTGTGGAGCGTTTGCAGTTGTTCTTGCAACAGATCCTTTTTCAAACTCAGAACCAATAACTAATAATCTAGTATCGCCAGCAGCAACAGTCGTAGAGTTCAAAGCATCAGCAGAAACCATATGGTCATCAGCATAAGCTAAAACTGTAACGTCATCACTAGATACAGCTGATACGTAACCCTTAGCTGTAGCTGAAGCATTAGACATAACCACTATATCACCTATACGAACACCGTGGTCTGCACCAACAGAGTTACCGTCCATGTCGTTTATAATAGTGTATACATTATTAGAGTCTTTATACGTAACCGTATAAGCCAAATGTAATCTACCTTGTTCAGACCAAATTACTCTATCTGATGCAGAAGCTTCTTCAGCGCCTACTTGAGCTAAAAATCCTGCTATTGTTCTTTTACCATAAACCTCAGCTTCTTTTGCCATAAGGTCCGGTAAATATTGTTGAGCCCATCCTTCCGTAGCCGCAGACGTAAAGTCTACGTAGTTGGATGCCAACGTTTGTTTTCTTGGAGCAGCATCTATACCGCTCGCACTTGTAATTGCCATAATTAATTTTTTTTAAATTGTTATTTTTTAAATTTGTTATTTTTAAACTTAAAATCAGAAGAATCTTGGCCTAACACTTTAAACTTTAAACCTCCGGTTTCAATTTTCCCATGACTTTGTCTTGGGTTCATATCAACGTTTTTAGATTTAGCAATGCTATTTTTCATAGCATCCGCTTTACCTTGTTCATAAAAGTGACTAGCGACAGCATCGGGATTCATAGCTGTATATAGAGATTTGTGGTAGCCCTTGGCATCTGACATTTCATTATTTTTGTTCAAAAACTTTTTGACAAAATTATTGATGTCGCTTTGGTTATTCTTAACCTCCCCAGCGTTATTGACATTAAACCTATACTTCTTATCCCCGACGTTGTATTCAAAACCTTTGAATTTGTCGTTAAAAACTTGTTCAGTTTTATTTAAGAAAGTAGATTTTTGTGCCTCTGCTATCTTTTGAGTCTCTCCTGACTCCTTATTGTACCTATCAAAGAAATTAACTGCTTTTTGTTGCTCGTCAGTGAGTTTCGATCCAGCTTTAATCTCTTGATAGTATTTAGACTTTTGCCCGTCTAGGTGGCTTTTAGCGCTGGCAACTTGCTCTTTAAGCGCTAATTTTTTTCTACGTATATCTCTATCGTCGTCTACATCTTCGTCGAATGAGAATGTATCTTCCATTAGGAAGTTAATTTCTTCATTGTTTAAATGAGGTTTTGTTTGCTTATAGAACTCGTGTAGTAGATCATCATTATCCATTTCGCTGTAATCTTGATTAAGCTTAACATAATCATTTATATCCCCACCAGTCTCCTCTATGAAGTCGACTAGCTTTTGAATATTTTCTGGTAAAGGTTTTCCAGTAGCTTCAGCTTCCGCCATAGCTTCTTCAACTTGCTCTTCAACCTCAACAACTTCCTCATCAGTAATTTCTTCTAATACTGGAGTTTCTTGTGCTTGAACTTCCTCGTGTACTTCTTCTTGTTCTTGTGTGGTGTCGGCATTTTCAACGCCATCAACCACTCCGCTGTCGTCAGCGTTACTTTCTTTAACTTCATCTTCTTTTGGTGTTGGGGGTTTACTTAAATCCACTTTTATAACGCTATCGTCTGCAGCGGATTCAAATTTAGTTTCATCAACCTGTACGGTTGTTTCTTGTGTAATCTCTTCGACTACGTTTTCATTTTCTTCTTCCATAATATAATATAATAATAATTAATAATTCTAACTAGGATCAAATCTACCCAAACCGAAGTTACCACCTAGTATATCATTACCTGATGACTCAAAGTTTTTAGCTGGTTTGTTGTTTTGTTTTTGATCTATAAGTTCACTTTGTTGTGAAGCCTGCATTTTTGTTCTACTATCTTTACGATCTTCTTTTACCGTATCCTTCATGTCAACTTCTTTCATATTCATCTGCTGAAGCTGTTGGTTAATCTCAAACTCAAATTGCATTAACTTCATTTTATGCTGAACTTCTAAATCCATTTGCTCTGTTTTTAACCCAGCTTTTATTTGTTCTAATTGAGCTTGGCTTTGAGATATTGCTTGATTTTTCTGAACCTCACTTTGAGCAGCCGCTTGTTGAGCTTGTTGATTAGCCTGTGATTGTACTTGTATGTTTTCTTGTTGCAGCTTTTGGTCGCGCTCCATTTTCTTTTTCCTTCTAATCTTTAACACTTGATTAGCGAGTTTTACATTTCTAATTTCTCTAACATCAATAGCATCTTCTAAATCTATTATCTTTTGTTGAAGCGCCATTTGTATATTATTTTCAAGTAAAGCTTTCTCCTCTTCATCTGGTAACAACTCCAAGAATATACCGAAATCATATAAGTGTAACTCCGACATCTCATCTAACGTCGCTAGATTATGTCCACCAATAGCCTGCATGAACGCGTTTTTAGAAGGAGAATACTCTAGTATATCAGATATTCTAAGAGACAAGCACTCACAAGTTTCAGCCGTCAAGAACAAACCAGCTTGTAACATATGTCTAGTGGCCGTATTTGAATTTGCAGCCGCTAATTTCTGAACACCAACCAAAGCATTTTTATCTGGCATACTACCGTCTCTAGCCTCGTTAAGTCCAGTCACATCTCTTATCATCTGTAGATAATAATTGTATGTAGCGATTAAAGATTGCATTTTGTTTCCACCAGATCCAGATTGTATTTCTTGAATAGGTATTTTACCAGGATTTTGATCACCTTCACTCGTAAAACTTCTACCAATAACAGATCCTGTTTGGAAGAACATGTTTAAAGCTTCTTGTGGACTGTAGTTTGTTCCATTTCCCAAATCGATTTCAGCTAGACCATCAGCATCAAGATAAACTCCATCTGGAACCATTCTTGACATAACTTGCTGTAACTTTAAATGTGTCAACTGAATCATATCTGCAAATCCAGTAATTTTTTTAACAAGTGAGTCAATCTTTCCATTATACATCCTAGGTGCAACAATAGAATAATTCATCTTAACCTTAGTATAATCGCTTTTAGGCCTCATCATGTTTTTAGCCATCTCCCACTTAAGTAACTTATCTGTACCTAAAATCATGGCACCATCGTAAAGGCACTCTATAGATCTCTGTAGCTTAGAGTAGTTGAAGTCCACGTTTTCAGGTGGGTTAAATGAGTCGTCTTTTTCTATAACCTTCATAGAACCACTACCAGTCTCCTTAACTTTGTAAACCTCATTCATATAGGTTTTGTAGTTGAAATATACAACTTGGATGGTATTAGTGTCTTCTTGGTGCTGAGAGTTATTATTCGATCTATTAGTAGACTTGTTCTTCATTATGTCCTCTAGATCTTCCTCTGTTAAGTGGGGAAACTGCTTTGCTAACTCGTTAACCGGGATAGTCTTTACCTCACCAACGTAGTATATATCATCGAAATAAGGGGAATCTGTATAAGAGTATACTAGATTTGCTGGGTCAACATAATCAATCACAACTCCCTCAGAAGTGTTAAAGCTAGTTTTAGTAGCTCCAATACCTATGACGGTAAGATCGTGGTAAAATCTTTTCTTTATTAACTCAAATTTATTACCATCTAACAAGGTATTTATAGCTTGTTCTTCGGCGATCTCTACAGCTTGTTTGTAAGACAACTGCATGTGCAACGCTAATTCTTCTTCGGAATCAGGTAGCGTCTCTTCGTTATGCTCTGATATCTGTATTCCAAAAGCATCCTCTGTAAAAGCATTTAAGTCCTTTGTTCGCATATCAGCTAATATAGAATCCATGTATGCTGTTCTTTTGCTTACACCATAAGGATCTTGAGAATATGCTTTTATATCGTACATTCTCTCGCTCATACCGTTGACTACAATGTCAACAAACTTTGAAATTATAGGGACTGGCGTCCAATCTAAATTAAGATAGGACAAATCACCGTTTATCGACAACTCATCCTTATACTTTTGAATAGACTGCTCGCCTCGAGCGTACAATCTTAAATTATGAAAATCGTTTTGATTAGATCTATATCTACTAGAACTCCTATCGTTATTAAACCATTCTTGCTCTATAGCTTTACCAACTTTTAAACCATACTCGTAACTTAGCTTTTCAGCGTCACTCACGGTTTGACTTGGGAAATAACTTTTAATGCCAGACTCTGCCATATTTATTACTTGATTATTTGTGAATTGTTTCCAGTGTTCGTGTACCTAGAAACACTTATGTTTAATTTGGGTTTTTCAACCTTTGCGTTTGGTGCGTATAAATGTCTGTTGTTAGCCATAATCGCTAATCCAGAACTTATTGATGCATCGTGCTTTGTTCTTTTGTTTATATCGAACTTCGTCCAATCATTCAGGAGTTCATTAAAATAACAATCTCCGTGAGTTCCATCTTGTTTAATACCTACGTGACCCTGTATATACATTTCAATCGCAGCGGCATGTGCTTGTTTTATATCTTCACTTGAATTGGGTATCCCACCAACCTCTTTTTCTGCTACAGATAATTTGTTCCAAATTTTATCAGGTCTGTTCATGCTAAACCCTCTATATCCTCTTCGTCTTAGATAGTACAGTAGACGTGGTTTGTTGTTCTCCGCTAATATTGGCATTCCATAAAAAACTAAAGCCATTAGAACGTCTTCAAAGAACATCTCAGCTGTTGGGGGTCTTGATAGGTATTCTAAAAAAAAGCTGTTCGCTGGAGCCTCTTCCATTGAGAATCTAGTTAAACCGTGCAGAGCTCCTTTTGATCCAATTCCATCTACTGTCCCTGATATATCGTAACTATCACAACCAAAAGCTCCCATGTGTTCGTTTCCTGGGTGTTTAACGCCATTCTTCAGTACAACTCTATTTTGTAACTCTTGAGGTGGAACCCAGCTTACTTTGAATCTGCCTTTTGGATCTGGATAAAATATAACTTGGGAATCTTTGATCCCATTAACCCATTGAAAATTCCCTTGAGTAATTCCTAGAGTATTTTTCATCTCTTCGTTATAATCGATCTGCTCGTATAGTTTAACTAAGTTAAATATACTTCCCTTAGTCTCGTCTCTAAACGCATGCTCTGTTGTTCTTGGGAACTGACGGTAGAATTCATTTAATCCATCTGAATCGTCTTTTAAACCATCAACCTCATTTTGCCAGTTATCTATTACACCTACATCTATTAATTCACCGTTTGGGTCGAATCGATCGATATCAGGAGTAGTAAAGACTGGAACTCC